CAACTCACGATCTAAGATTGATGCTTTAAAGATGCCATTGAGCAACCTACAAAAGCAATACGAAAAGAGAAACGTGCTACTTCGCAACATGTTTTCACTTGGTATTTTATCGAGCGACAACAAAGACGGCATTTCATCGCTTCCTTTAGAAGATGAGGACATCAAGAAAATCCGCAAGGACATGAAGGCAAGAAATGAAGGTGAGGTTATTATAACCGACAAGCCTATCAAATTCGAGCCTATGACATTCCCGGTTAAAGATTTGATGCTATTTGAGGAAATGACCGCAGATAAGCTAGCCATCATTGATGCCTACGGATTGAATCAACACATGTTCGGCCAAGGTGAAGGAGGCAAAGGCTCAACTTTCTCAAATGTTGAAATGGGAGAGCGTCAGGCGTACAACTCAACTATTATACCTACAACGGAAATCCTATATGATGAGTTCACTAAGCAAATGAAGCTCCATGAGGAGGGAATGTACTTGGTGCCAGACTTCTCACACATCTCTGTACTTAAAGAGGACCAAACGCGAAGTGCTGAGGCTATGTTTAAACGTGCCAGCGCAGTTGAGAAGATAAGCAATATCACTCCGCTTAGCGATAAAGAGAAACGCGATTTACTCGGCATCTAGTTTCGGCAACATCGCTTGAACAAACAACGCTAATCCTGTAACCGCGTCAGGCGCATCGTCATTCTTGTTTTTACCCTCTTTTTGATAGCCTTTAAGGTTATGAATGAACTGCCCATACTCGCCGATTTGGTCGGCTAGGAATCTAAATTTGCGCAGCACATAGCTACTATTCATTATAATTCGGGTCTCTTTGTTTTGGTTGTTCACAACAGGCAACAGCCTCGTTTTTGTGGCCTTGCGTAGCGATTTGATGAATATCGCCCCCATTCCATTGGTTTCAACTCGGCAATAGCTCACGTTGTTGTCATCCAATACCTTGGCACAAAGTGGAATTGTAACGTCGGTATTTGCCTTTGAGAAAACTACATCTGTGATGTAAACATCTTTTCCGACTATATGGCCAATGACAAGGCAAAGGAAGTCGCTACCCTCGTCAGCCACGTCAATGTAAGCAAATGCGCCTGCGGTGTGTTTCTTGACCGCCTGAACATCTTTAAATGTACGTAAGTGCTCAAACAAACGCCCTTTGATGTCAACAGGCTGCTGCATGTACTCGGCCATCCAAATCTCCTCCCTGGTCTTTTGCTTTTTACGCAAATATTCCTCGGTTGTCATTACAGCCTCGCAAAATGAAAGCAATTCACCATCATGCTCAATGAGTGCCGGCACAATGATTTGTCGGTCGTAATAGCCTTGCTCGGTGTTTTTACCGATAACGTCGTCACGGGTCCAACGCGTACCAATGTCAATCTCAGCGCATCCACTTTCTTTACGTGAGTCATGTGTTGCCTCTTTCCATGAGTGCGTTTTTTCACGTATGGTTTCGCTCATCGCATCCTCCATGGATTTAAAAAGGTCATCGGTAATGGCTAGCTTACTTGCACCAAAACCAATGATTGTACCGCCAACGCCTCGACCAAAATAACCGACTTGCTTTGAGTAATTAGTCGACCAAGCGTCAACGCTACCTCGGTCATCTGATAGCCTTACTTCGGGAAATACCTGCATGAATTTTTCTGATCGCACAATGTCCCTGGCATCGTATGAAAGTTTTTGAGCAAGCGTTGCGGTACAGGTGTTTCTCATTACGCTTTCAGTTGGATGCTTTCCAAGTGTCCAAGCGCAAAACAATGAGGTTATGTAGGATTTACCTGCGCGGGGCGGTAAGGATACTGCTAGCGTTCTGATTACTCGGTCATCAATATCTTGAAACGCCTGTGCGATTTCTTTGAGATATGGCCGTGATTTGAAAAAGTCATAGTCATAGAAGAAACAGAACGCAACGAAATTACTTCGTGCGGCCGATTGCAATAATGGCTTTATTTCATCATAGCTTGTCAATGAGCTTCGTTATTTGGTCATCGTTTAGCTCAATTCCTTTCGGGGTGTTTAGGCTTTGATTGTTGGTTGTAATGTCGACCTTATCGCCGTACTTCTTAGGCATTATCTTGGATAAGTACCATTTACGCGTGTCAATTTGTAGCTTGTTGCGGTGAATGACATTGTGGTCTGTTCGCTCCTTTCCATCAGCGTCAATGTACACATCTTTGTCTTGTTTATCAGCAATATCAAGCATCTCCTCGAATATCATTTCACTGCGTATTTCAGCTGCACGCGCGTATTTTTTCGCGTTATTTTCGTCCTCATTTAGCCATTTATAGAACATATCAGTGCTCAAACCAAGCCTTTTGATGCCCTTAATTGCGCTAATTCCCTCAATTTCAATCATTTGGCAAAGCAACTCAAATTTCTCAGGCGTATTCTTTACAGTTGGCACACCTGTTTTTTTTCTTGGTTGTCCGGCCTTTGTTAATGGACTAGGCTTTTTCCTTGGTGCCCTTGGTTTTTTCTCTTTCTTTTCCATGTTACAATGTATAAAAAAGGCCGGCAATGAGCCGACCTAATTGCATCAATCAACGTACCAAATTTAGCGTTTTCTGCCCAATTTGAAAAACTTAACAAGCATCCTTGCCTTTCTTTGTTCGGGGTGTTGTCCGATTATTTCAAGCAGTTTCGGATAAAGTGGCAGCGCTGAAATGGCACGGTTAAAACGTCTATCTGTCATTGCTCCGTGAACAATTAAACGCCCGATTTGCTCGTATTGTTTAGCTTGTAGGTCTTTTTGTTTTTTACCGAATAAGCGTCTAAGAAAAGAAAACATATTGAATGAATTTGAAGATTGAAAATAAGATGAGTGCCCAAACAATGCGGTAAGTAGTCAGAAGGATAACCCACCAATTTGGGTGCCTAAGCGCTACATTCTGGTGCCATTGGTTGCCAATTGGATAGAACGAAATAAACAACCTATCTGCAAGGAATAGGTAAAGATATATAGGCGCTAAAATGATGAATTTTGCTATTGTGATGGCTTTTTTCATGTATTACTGAATATAAACGCGGTCGCGCATTTTGTGATTGATAATTGACTCCATTTCTGAAATGATAGTCTTTGTTGTTTTGATTGCCTCGATTCTACGGCCTGACTCTCTGAGTTTGGCTATCATTTTACCATGATCGTATTTGCCATTATTTTGAAGTGCAAGCATGACAAGATACATACGTGAGCTATACGGGTTGTCCATGTGGCCAATGAAGTCGGTGAGCATTTCGGTGAGCTCAACAATATGATCGTAATGGTTCAATTTGAATTGCCCATCTCTAAAAGCATCAATCCCCTCTTTGCCGTTTGGCGTGCCGTCATGAAACAATTTAACTGCGGTTGATAAACTTAGTCCTGGATGTTCGTCTAGGAAATAACGAAGCTGAATGTAATCTTCTTTTTTGAGGTCAATGTAGCTATTCAAGAAATCCGTGTTTTTCCATTTGGTGTGATTGCTATTGATTGCCGGAACAATTGTTAAATCCGCCTCTTTGTGGATGACATAGTAAACATTGGTTCTCAGCTCCTTTGAAACTACATAGCGGTGTTGTCCGTCAATGATTTGCATCGCCTCATTTACAATGATTGGCGCGTATTTGAGTACGTCAACTCCCTGCTGAATGATGTCTTTGATTTTGTTTACTTTGCGCTCGTCTAGATCGCGGTTGCCTTTCAGGAATTTAAAGCGGCCGTAATCGGTTGTAAAGTAAATTTTTGTGTTCGATTCGACATGGTTAAAAGTAGTTTCCATAGCTGAGGTATTAGGATTTCACACATCAAAGGTAAATAAAAAGCCAATCCGATTGAATTGGCTTTGAGGTTGTTAGTCTTGTTTAGGTCTATCGAGCTCTTCGATTATTGCCTTAGCTTTATCAAAAGTTATTCTGCCAATCAATTGGTCGGCTACTGTCAATGTGAGCTCATGGCTCAATACATCCCATTCAATAATGAGGTTCTGAGCCTCGAAATTGACAAGAAAATACGGATAGCCGTGTTCATTCTCAAAAACGTCATCGCCAGCCTCTTCACGTTTAAAGCCTATTGCGATTACCTCGTCATAGGTTGGGTTTAGTTGCTTCCTGCGCTCTTCAATGGTTTTATCATTAAGCTCGCTTAGTGAGTCTGCAAATATTGGTTTAATAGTCGATGTGTAATTGTTGCGGTTTTCGTAAAAATCAAAAATCTCTTTTAGCTCTTGGTTTGACTTTTGAATTATTCTACGAAATATTGTTGGCTCTTGCGCCTGGCCTCTTCCGCCTAGTTCTTTTGAGTGAAACATTTTACTTGGTTTT